TGAAAGGAAAATTCTGATGTTTGACATTACTGGATTACTAGCAGTCGGCGGTAAGCTCATAGACAAGCTCATCCCTGACCCAGAGGCCAAGGCCAAAGCCCAGCTTGAGCTGGCTACACTTGCACAGAGTGGTGAACTGGCAAAGATGGCAAATGAAACTGAGATGTTTAAGGCAGAGCAGGAAAACACCACTGCACGGTGGACTGCGGATATGTCATCCGATTCATGGCTGTCCAAGAATATCCGACCCATTGCGCTTATTGCCATCTTCATTGCCTACTTCATGTTTACCGCAATGTCAGCCTTTGGATACAACGCCCAAGAGTCCTACGTAAATTTGCTAGGGTCATGGGGCCAGATAGTGTTTCTCGCATATTTTGGTGGCAGAACGGCTGAGAAAATCATGGAAATGAGGGCTAAGAAATGAGCAGAGAGCAACTATCCCAATGGGTAACTCTTATTGCTTCCGTCACTCTGTCGCTTACCGTGCTGTCAATGGTTGTTGTGTTTATGTTTGGTTTCTTTGACGTGCTAGTCGATAACGACAAACTGTTTGGAATTGTTGGCCCTGCGTTTCAAACCATTGTTGGCGGGTTTCTTGGCCTTATTACTGGTATCAAAATAGGAGAAAACGGCAATGACAAGCCTAAGTAAACACTTCACCCTTGACGAACTGACCGTCACCGACCACCGTGAGTTTGACAACAGCCCGACACAGGAAGAAATCAGCAACCTGCAACGCTTGGCGCAACTGCTAGAACAGGTCAAAGAAACTCTTGGTGGCAAGCCCGTGATGATTAACTCTGCCTTCCGGTGCAAACAAGTCAATGATGCAGTAGGCAGCAAGGACTCCAGCCAACACCGTCACGGTTGTGCGGCTGACTTCCGAGTGCCAGGTGTGACCCCTGACGAAGTAGTCCGCGCTGTGATTGCTGCGGGTTTGCCATTTGATCAGATCATCCGTGAGTTTGACCGTTGGACGCACATCAGCATCCCTAACGTGGATGGCGCAGAACCCCGTGGCAAAGCACTGATTATTGACAAGGCTGGCACTCGTCAGTTCACATAATGGCCACAAACTACACAGGTCAGATCACGACACCGGCAGCACCCAACACGGGTACGCCTGGGAATGAGTACGAGCAGAGATACTTCAGCCAGACCTTTGCCAATATGGGAGGGTACTTTCAGCGCGTCACAGGCATCATTGCTGCGCTGTTCGGACCAAGGGGAGGGAAGTACATCAACATACCCTACGGTGCGTTTCAGGACGGTACAAATCAGACTGCGGCAAACACCACCACGGCCTACCCTGTAACCTTTGATACTACAGACTTCAGTAACGGGGTGACATTGTCAAACTCGTCAAGACTTAACGTGGCTCAGCCTGGTGTGTACAACCTGCAATTCAGCATCCAAGTTAAAAACACGACAAACAGTTCTGAGGATGTTGACTTTTGGTTCAGAAAAAATGGGACCGACATCGCCAAATCCAACAGCAGGTTTGGCATTTCGGCAAGAAAATCATCAGGCGACCCGTCTCATGTAATCGTTGCCCTTAATTTCTTTGTAAGCCTAGCCGCCAATGACTATGTGCAGATCGTTTGGAGAACAAGCGACGTTGCGGTGACCATTGAAACCTTCGCGGCTGGAACATCCCCGACACGTCCGTCAATCCCTTCGGTGATTGCCACCATGTCGTTCGTCTCCAATTTGTCTACAGAAACAGCATAATCTCGTCATGGCACTCATACCACTCAAAATCCCCCCAGGCGTTTACCGTAATGGTACTGAGTACCAGGCTGCGGGACGCTGGTACGACTCAAACCTAGTGCGCTGGTACGAGAACACCCTACGCCCCATTGGTGGGTGGCGCAAGAAGTCAGAGACGCAACTCACAGGTATTTGCCGTGGGTTGCTGGCTTGGGTAACTAATGGCAATGCAAGGTACGTTGCGGCAGGTACACAGTCAAAACTCTTCGCAATGAGCCAAGACTCAACCATCAAGGACATCACCCCAGTGGGTTTTACTACTGGCCGTGCTGATGCCGTCAGCGGGACAGGCTACGGTTACAGCACTTATGGAACATCTGCTTACGGCGTTGCACGTCCTGACATTGGTACGGTACTGCCTGCAACGACATGGAGCCTAGACACTTGGGGTGAGTACCTTGTAGCGTGTAGCGATACAGACGGCAAACTCTATGAGTGGCAGTTGGGGTTCTCAACTCCCACAGTTGCGGCTGTAATCACCAACGCGCCAACAAGTTGCGCTGCCGTTTTAGTGACTTCAGAGCGCATCATGTTTGCGTTAGGTGCAGGTGGTAATGGTCGCAAAGTGTCTTGGAGTGACCAAGAGGACAATACTGTATGGACTGCTGCGTCAACTAATCAGGCTGGTGACTTTGAATTGTCCACAGTCGGCTCACTGAAGGCAGGAAAAAGAGTCCGAGGTGTAAACATTTTGTTTACAGATGTGGATGTACATACAGCCACTTACATCGGACTGCCATTCGTTTACTCGTTCGAGAAGGCGGGTTCTGGATGCGGAGTAATCTCTACCCAATCCGTTGCGGCCATTGACACTGCGGCGATGTGGATGTCCAAGTCGGGCTTTTGGCAGTACGACGGCTACGTCAAGCCAATGACCTGCGACGTTTCGGACTACGTCTTCACCAACATCAATTACAACCAAGCCTCGAAGGTTTACGCTGTTCATAACAGTATGTTTGGTGAAGTCACTTGGTTCTACCCATCAAGTGCTTCAAACGAGAATGATTCCTATGTGACCTACAACTACCGTGAGGGTCACTGGGCGATTGGAACCATGTCCCGCACGGCTGGCACTGACAGGGGTGTTTTCAAGAACCCCATGATGGTCAGCGCAGATTCCTACATTTATGAGCATGAGGTGGGTTTCACCTATGACTCTGTCAGCCCTTTTGCCCAGTCAGGACCCATTGAGATCGGTACAGGCGAGAACATCATGTCCGTCAGGTCTGTTATTCCCGATGAGCAGACACTGGGCGAGGTGGCTATCTCCTTCACGTCAAGGCTGTACCCGACCTCGGCTGAGTCTACCTATGGGCCGTTCTCGGCCAAGGCTCCTACCGATGCCAGATTCTCAGGCCGGTCCGTGAAGATGAAGGTTACAGGCAACATATTGGATGACTGGCGCGTTGGGGTTATGCGTTTGGAGACTACAACGGCAGGTAAGCGTTAATGGAGGAGTTTTGGTCGCTGCGCAAACACATCGAAGCGGCTTTAGAATACTCAGGAGGGACACACACAATTGAAGACATTGCGGAGGGTGTGGCTAGTAACAGATTTCAGTTCTGGCCTGGCACTAAATCCGCAGTGGTTACTGAGATCATTGTCTACCCGCGAATCAAGGACTTGCACTTCTTCCTTGCTGGCGGCGACCTAGATGAACTCAAGCAGATGCGACCATACATCGAGTCTTGGGGCAAGCAGTTGGGTTGCAGTCGAGTATCTCTTGCTGGCCGTCAGGGTTGGCAGAAGACGTTCTTAAAGGATGAGGGTTACGAACCTAAGTGGTTCATTTTAAGCAAGGAATTATCATGAGTTTAGGTGGCCAATCAGATATTTACGCTGCACAAGGCGGTATCCCATCAATATTTAATAGACTAGCCGCTGGTGATGCGTCAGGTGGAATCCCTGTCGATAACAGTAAATACGCGCAGATCATGGAGTTGATGCGCCGACGCAATGCCATGACACCACAGTCTTACACAGGTGGTTATGGTTCATTGGCAGCAACACCTGCGTCATCTGGATCATCAAGCGCATACGATGAGATTCTTCGGTTGCAAAGGTTAAATAATCCAGATCGTTTTACTGCTGATCGTGGAAGTGGCGACTATGCAACTGGCGACGGTTACAGCCCAAATGTAAGCCCTTTATCTAACCCGATGACAGGTAGCGGTTTATACGGTTTTTTAGACGCTTACGGAAATGCTCTTGGCGGGATGCTGCCGTTTGGATTGGTTGCGCAAACAATAGCGCAATCTATGAATCCAGGACAAATAGAACAAGCTGGAAAATTATCATCGCAAGCCCTGAGTGATGCAATAGCGGGGTATACGTCTGGAACTATGTTTGGTGCGCCACCAAGTTCCGCATCAACTTTTGGTGGTGGTGGATACGGAACCCCCGAAAGCCAAGGTGGGTACGGCGTTACAGGAATGACCGGCGCAGGCATTGCAGCAAACCCAATGGGTATTGACCCAGCAACAGCACAAGGACAGCAAGCCGCTGCTTCTAATGCAGCCGCTGCTCAAGCCGCATCTGATGCGGCAATTGCTGGTATGGCTGAAGCAGAAGGCTTTGGGCTAGGACCAGCCGCTACTGGAGACTTTGGTGGTGGTAATGATGGAGTCGGCGGTGGATTTGGCGGGAACGATGGTTCAGGCGCAGGCTTTGGCGGTATCTACTCTCGCGGTGGCTACGTAAACAAGAAGCATCTCAAGGGTCCGAACCCAATGGGTCCCGATGACGGTTACGGTGGACTGGATGATGGCGAGTTTGTCATCAACGCAAAGTCCGTTGGTAAGTACGGCATTGAGTTGATGAATGCCATCAACGCAGGCAAGATTTCAAAGGGCAAACTTCGCGGCTTGCTCGAAGCGTAAGGAGATACAAAATGTCAAAAGGCGGTTCCACAACATCAACCCAAGCCATCGACCCGCAGTTAAAGGCTGCGTACCTTGAGAACTTGGGTCAGG